TTTGAATAATGAACTGGTTGAAAAAGATTTTCTACCCCATGAACGGTTACTGTTCAACCCCATCAAAAAGGCACTTGATAAATCCATCGGAGCAGTATATGCTCAAGAAGCACCTCTGTACTCTGATTTTCTTGGTGTGGCTGGGCGTGTTGACTGCGTTGCTGAGTGGGATGGTCGGTTGTCTATTATAGACTTCAAAACCAGTCGTAAACTCAAAAAGAAAGAATGGATTCAATCCTATTTCCAGCAAGCAACTGCCTATTGTATCATGTGGGAAGAGCGAACTGGAATCCCTATTGACAAAATCGTTATTGTCATAACAGTCGATGATGAAGATGAACCGCAAGTGTTCGTAGAGAAACGAGATAACTGGTATCCTTATCTCAAAGACACCATCGAAGCATATCACAAACTCTCTTAAAAATATTTTCAAAAAAGATGAAAAAAAGTGTTGACTATATAAGTAAAAGGTAATATAATAATACTATAAGTTGAAGAAAACATAAGAGGTATGAAATGTTTTGTAGCAACGAAAGCAAAAACTGCTCTGGATATCCATGGGCAATTGTAGTAAGTTTATTTTACATAACACTAATGTTTATTTTAGGAGAAATCTAATGAAAAAAATTATCGCAATCGCAGCAATCGCAGCAATCGTAGCATCAGCACAAGCATCAGCATTCTTTGGTGGTGACGATTATAACACAAACGGCAACTTTGTAAACAACGGCAACGCTGACGTAGTTGGTAACGCAACTGGTGAAGGTGAAGCAACTTTCGGTATGACTTTCGAAGGTACTGGTTCAACTAACGGTAAGTTGACTGGTAACGGCAACACCAACGGTGCAGCAAACGGTTTAGCATCTGACGACGTTGATACTTCAGGTCGTGCAAACGGTATCGCTGATGCTTCAGCAAACGGTCGTGGTGAAGGTGACGCAGCAGGTTCTGCTAAGTTCTCTATGAACTTCGCTGCTCGTGCAAAAGGCAACGGTGACTTCCGTGGCAACGGTAACATGGATAACAACAACGGTTTCTCGTCTGTTTCTACTCCATACTACTACGCTCCAGAAGCAAAATAATTATTGACTAATACTCTATATTAGAGTACAATAATAAAAGATAGGGGGATGACTGTCGATGTTGGCAGCATCCCCTTTTGATGTAGTAACTATATCATGTGAATGGTACAGGATGCGTTCTGTACGTCTTCAACAATAAGAGGTAAATCTAATGAAGAAAATCGCAATCGCTACTCTAACAGTAGCAACTTTGGGTCTCGCTGCATGTGGCGAGGAAGCAAAAGCAGAAGGTGCAGCAGTATCTGTTGACATGACTCCATACGTTGGTATCGAGCGTGAAGTTGAAGCAGATGCTACCACCGCATATGTTGGTGCAGGTGTATCTGCAGGTGCTTTAGATTTGACTGTTCAAATCGATCTGGAAGGCAAGTCAGATAATCGTGGTGATGTAAACAACATCAATTTGGATGGTTCATACGCAGTGACTGATGCTGTTAGTGTTTATGCTGAAAATGATTTTACATCAGACTTTGATCGTTCGGAAACCAAAGTTGGCGTAAAGTACACTTTCTAATTGAAGGATATTGGAATGAAAAAGACTTTGATCACAATGATGTTATTAGCATCAACTGCTACCTTTGCTGCAGAAGAAGCAAAGACCGAAGCACCTGTTGTTGCTGAGGAAAAAACTGTTGTTGATTCTGCTAAGGAAGTTGTAACTGAAGCAGCAGACACTGTGAAGGAAACTTCAGTTGGTGTTTGGGACTCAATCAAAAGTCTATTCGACTAATCTCTAGGGGTCTTCGGACCCCTTTTTATTATATTCTAAGGAGTTGTTATGGAATATTCACTAAACACCTTCTACTTCCTCATGTCAGCAGTGCTAGTAATGTGGATGGCAGCAGGTTTTACTATGTTGGAGGCAGGTTCTGTTCGTACAAAGAACGTAACTGAAATCCTAGTCAAAAACGTCGCTCTTTATGCAGTGGCATCTCTAACGTATCTCTTCGCTGGATACGGTCTAATGTATGGTGGTTGGTCACAACCAGAAGATCATGCTCTTATGTCAGACTTCTTCTTCCAAGTTGTATTTGTAGCAACGGCAATGTCGGTTGTTTCAGGTGCGGTGGCAGAACGTAAGAAGTTATGGTCATTCTTAGTCTTTGCCGCTGTGTTTACAGCAGTCATCTATCCAATCCAAGGTTCTTGGTCATGGGGTGGTGGTTTCCTATCAGAAGCAGGTTTCTTTGACTTTGCTGGATCAGGTATCGTACACATGGCAGGTGCGGCAGCAGCACTGGCAGCAGTATTGTTGATTGGACCTCGTAAAGGTAAGTATGATGAGAACGGTAAACCTCAACACATCGCAGGTTCTAATACTGGTCAAGTAGCACTTGGTATGTTGATCCTTTGGATGGGTTGGTTTGGTTTCAATGGTGGTTCGCAGTTATCTATCTTGGGTAACGAAAACGCAGATGCTGTTGCTCAAATCTTTGTAAACACTAACACAGCAGCGGCAGCAGGTTTGATTGTTGCTATGCTACTTGCTAAGTTGTTTACAGGTAAGACTGCGTTGAATGCTACTGTAAATGGTGCGTTGGCAGGTTTGGTAGTTATTACTGCTGATCCTCTGACACCTTCTGCAGAAATGGCAGCATTGTATGGTGCATTAGGTGGTTTGATCGTAGTTCCTGCTATGGCATTACTTGAGAAATGGGGTGTCGATGATCCAGTCGGTGCAATCTCGGTTCACGGTGTCGCAGGTATTCTGGGTCTGCTACTTGTTCCTGTACTCAACGCTGATGCTACTCTAATGGCACAGTTGATCGGTACTGGCGCAATCTTTGGATTCGTATTTGTTGCTTCTTTGATTGTATGGACAATTTTGAAGTACACTATCGGCATTCGTGTTGGCGAAGAAGAAGAACTAGCAGGTTCTGATTTATGGGAAGGCACTGGTACTGCCTATCCTGACTTTATGAAAAAGTAATATTAGAATATGCTAAATAAAGATAAGGGGATGCTTCGGCATCCCTTTTTTCACACGGAGAAACTAATATGGATTATCAAGAAGAATTAGATGCAAGTGGTCTGAATTGTCCTTTGCCTATCCTTCGTGCTAAGAAGTTTTTAGCAGGAATGAATCAAGGTGATGTGGTGAAAATTATTACAACAGATCCAGGAAGCATCAAAGACTTTGAAGCATTTTGTAGTCAAACTGGAAACACACTTGAACAGTCTGGTCAAATGAATGGTAAGTTTGAATTTTATATCAAGAAAACATAAGGAGTAAGAAATGAACACAATCTTCCAACTATGGTGGGATAAGTGTCCCGTTCCTAAAATGATCCGATTCGTGAAGAATCAGATTGGCAAATAATGAAGAGGTATGTAGCATGAGTTATGCAGTAGACGAAGAAGGTTATTTGGCAAATCTAAATGATTGGACACCAGAGATTGCAGTTGAACTTGCAGAGTCTGAAGGTATTGATCTTTCAGATGAGCATTGGGAAATTGTAAACTTCTTGCGTGAGTATTACGATGAGTATATGGTAGCACCTGCTATCCGTGTATTGACTAAAGCAGTTGGAAAGAAGATGGGTAAAGATAAAGGCAATCAAAAATACCTTTATGAGTTGTTCCCATATGGTCCAGGAAAGCAAGCATGTAAGATTGCTGGTTTACCAAAACCAACTGGTTGTATCTAGCGGGATGGGTTATATTGTAGTGCATCAAGGATCAGGTGTTACTGTTGACGCAGTATATGCCAGTTATGATCTTGCTCTACATTGCATAGCGCACCTTGCTACAATATATCCGACAGTGGTGTTTACCATATTACCACTCTAAAGCACCTTCGGGTGCTTTTTTATTGTAAGAAATATTCTCGAAATATTATTGGGTTATAATATGCTTGTGTAGTATAGGACTGCACGTAACATAGGAAACAAAAAATGAAAAAAACTCTATTGGCAATTGCTGCGTTGGCAATCACTACTTCAGCATTCGCTCGTGATCAAATTCAAATCGTAGGTTCATCAACAGTTTATCCATTCGCTACAGTCGTGGCAGAAACTCTCGGAAAATATGGTACATACAAAGCACCAGTTATTGAATCAACAGGTTCAGGTGGTGGTATGAAGTTGTTCTGTAAAGGTATTGGTGTTGATACACCAGACGTTACAAACTCATCTCGTCAAATAAAACAAACTGAAATCGACTTATGTAAAAAGAATGGTGTTACTCCAATTGAAAGACTAATTGGTTTTGATGGTATCGCATTTGCTAATAGCAAAGGTGGTGAAAAGATCTCTGTAACAAAAGAAGAATTATTCAAAGCAATCTCTAAAGTTGTTCGTGTAAATGGTGGTTGGGTTCCTAATCCATATACACACTGGAATCAAATCAATCCAGATTTACCGAACATCAAGATTGATATTCTTGCACCACCACCAACCTCTGGTACTCGTGATGCATTTGTAGAACTTGTTATGCATAAGACTTGTAAGAAAGATTATGGTATGCCAAAGAAAGGTGCTGATGGTTATAAGACTATGTGTTCATCCTTGCGTGAGGATGGTCATGTAACTGAAGTTGGTGAGAACGACAATGTGGTTATTATGAAACTAACTGCTGAAAAGACTCGCTTTGGTATTTTTGGATTCTCATTCCTAGATAACAATCGTGATAAAGTGCAGGGTGCTACAATCAATGGTGTTGATGTAGACTTTGAAACTATTGCAGATGGATCATATCCAATCTCACGTCCATTGTTCTACTATATCAAACAAGAGCACATTGGTAAGATCCCTGGTATTGAAGCGTATGATGACTTGTTCAAGAAGATGGCAAAACCAGAAGGTAAACTTGAAGAACTTGGTTTGATTACTGTCGACAAGTAATGCTCGCCCACCCAGTGGCGTATAATGGGATAAATGACTGGGATAAGGGATGCAAGCGCATCCCTTTTTTTATAAATAGTCGAAATTGACTTCAAAGGTTTTGTTTATGAGTAAGAAAACGATGGCAGGATTGTCTGTAATTCTAGTGCTTGGCGGTACCGTTGGGTTAGAAATGGGTGGACTGTCTACAATTATTCTTTCTATATTCGCTATTGGCATTGGTGCTATTGCTGCGAAGAAAGCGATTTTCGATTAGGTATTACTATGATTAGAATATTTACACTGATGGTTGCACTTGTATTATCCACCTCTGTAATGGCAGAAACATATACTGGTTCTGGCGCATTGGACGATCCGATTGCGACGCACTCAACAACAAACAGTACACTGACGACTAATGGCAGTCAGACTACTAAGATTGAGCAACCACCACCTTCTGCCATCTCGCCACAATTTAGTGCTGGTAATAATAGTGATCTTTGTACTATTGGTGTTGCTGGTGCTGTTCAAACTCAGATTCTTGGTATCTCGGCAGGCACAACCTTTACTGAAGACAACTGTATTAGACTAAAGAATGCAAAGACTTTGTACGATATGGGAATGAAGGTCGCTGCTGTATCTGTAATGTGTCAAGATCAGAAAGTCTTTGATGCTATGATGCATGCTGGAACCCCTTGCCCTTATAATGGTATGGTTGGTGATGCAGCAAGACTTGGTTGGGAAACGCATGTTGAAACAACTAAAAAGGAATTAGAGGAATCTGATGCTAATATCAAAGAAACTGCTACTTTTGGCGGTCTTGGTTTGCTCGGCACAATACTCTTATTCTGAGAGCATAGCACCGTACTATGGGCAAACTGGAAACGCTGCTGTGGATGGGAATCTTTGGAACATGGATAGTATCCTTCCTGGTGTTCCTGGACTTGATATAAATGGTGTGTTGTATAACTACACCATACAAAAGCAGGTTCAAGATTCTGTAACAGTAAATGTACAGAACGAAAATGCTAATGGTACTGGTTATATCTTTAGAGAAACAGACGAATGGCGTCCAGGATCTTTAGGTGGAACAACGATAAACAAAGTTGTGCCAGTCGTTCCAAGCAACAGATCGCTTTGGGGTGATGGTTCAATTGAGGTAACAGGTCCAGGATCGGTAACTGATCCAAACGTGGTATATCTGTATAAGGTTGACCCATGTTACGATCCACAGTTTGATCCAAACTGTCCTGGATATGTAAAACCTGTTCCAACGATTGTTGAAGTAGATCCTTCTACCATATACAATGCGATGGACGATGAGAATATAAATCTTGATCAGACTGTTGATTCAGAATTGATTGAGGTTGAAGATGAAGAATTACTTAGTGAAGAAGAACTTGCTGAGCAAGAAGAACTGAAGAAAAAGAAAACGCAAGATCGTTTAGAAAAAGCACTTGCTGCGGTAGATAACTCTGCGTTATTTTCTCAAGCATTTGATCAAGGCAAACTTCTTCAACAAATGAATAATGCAGTGAATATGACTTCTTATTATTCGGCATATATTGCTGGTGGTACTTATAATGATGTTGTTACTTTAGATGGCGGTAATATTCCAGACAACAGAAAAGCATTACGAAATATGGCACAAGACGGACTGCATCGTAAAATGGTGGACGAGCAGTACAAATGATTATGCTAACAAATAAGGAGAACGACATGTTCAAAAAAGGAATTTTAGTTGCGGCACTTGGTTTGTGTGCAACATCTGCATTTGCGGAAGACGTTCCAATCACAGGTACTGTCCAGTCACGTTGTATTATTTCGACTGACACTCCAGGTGTTTATGGCAACCCTAATGCATACACATTGACGACAACCCCAGCAGATGGTGGTCAATTAGCAGTTGTACGTTTTGACGTTACACTTGCCGATGCATACTATGCAGAAATCACTGCTCCAACTTCATTCACATCAAGTCCCTCATTACCTGATACAGTAACTTGGGTTGGTGATACAGAAGTACAAGCAGTGTCAGATGCAACTGGTATGGGTTCGTATGAAACAAATAAAATTGAGTTGGGTTATACTGACAAGTATGATTTGACTGCCACTGGTTCAACTTGGTTCAAAACATCAAGCACTGCAACCATGGGTGGCAGTAAAGCATTTCCTGGAGGTAATTACACTGCAGTAGTAGAAGCAGTATGTATTGCACAATAGTGAGCGCACCCTATGTATATTATGAAAACGTTACTTTTTGGATTCATTGGTGTTTTCCTGTCTCTTAGTGTTTCGGCGCACGAGATGGTTCCAACGTATCCAACATGGAAACAGTCAGCATTCCAAGACGTTGTTCAAACAACAATGGAAATGTTCAATAAGCGACAAGATGTAGAATACTATGAGATAGGATTATTCGATAAGGACTGGAATCCCATTCCTTTTGTTTCGTCTTATAAAGTATTCAAATTACAATATCTTGGTCATGTAAAGTTTGATGTATATATCAACAAGAAAGATAAAGAACGAGCAGTCTATATTTGTTCTAAGTCTAAGTTGAGGAAATCAGACGAGGTAAGGACGGCAATCTCTTCAAAGATATGTTCTAAATTTAGGTGAAAAAATAATGTATAGATTATTGATTGGTTTATTCTTGATATCAACGGCATATGCTGAAACAAGTTCGCTAAACTTGGCGATACCAAACGCACCTTCTGCTTATGGACAAGACAGTATTAGAACACAAGATGGTTTAGACTGCAAGAACTCTATTGGTGGTGCAACTAACTTTGAGTTTGGTATGACTGGTATTGTGGACAACTATGAAAGTCCATTTGGTGATAGCAATCCTGCCGACATCAATCAAACTAAAGACGTTGGTGTATACGCAAGGATTGTTATTCCTTTAGATGCACCGAAAGAGCGAATCAATTGTAACTCGCTATATCAGTTAGAGTTACGAAAGAAGCGACTTGAAGTATTGAGGTTGGAAGAAGAACTCCAACAACTTAGAAGAATGAATCAAGGTGGTAAGAATGGGTTTGAAAACTAAAATATTTGCGCTGTGCTTATTGTCGACAACAGCATTTGCAAATGAGAATAATGAAGCAATGAAAGCATGCCTCTTAGCGCATGGTTACAACGGTTCTGTATTTTTGATGTATGATTTTTCCAAAGCATCTGCTTGTTATCATGATTGGAAGTCAGGTAAACTTAGAGAAGAATATATCAAGTCTAAGTTGTGGTTGGAAGAAAACCCATGGTACACAGGAAGTAACTGGAACTGGGAAGAAGTACAAAAACAATATCCAGGAAAGGAAAATATAAAGAGATGGTAGTAACAAAGATCAACCAGATCTTTGATATGTATTTGAGCATGTTTCGTACAACTGAGTACAAACAACTACAAGATGAGGTGACGAAAAAGAAAGTAACTCAAGTTGAGCAACACTTTCAATTGGACTTGTATAATAGCAAGGGAAAAATTGAAACACATAAGGTGTAAACTATGTCTGATAGGGATCTCGGAGAAGAACTCGAAAACATCGAAGAAGGTGTTGAGAATCTAAAGAACAAGGAATTCAAGTTATTCGGTATCAAAATGACACCGATGACTATTGGTGCTGTTTTTGCTGCACTATCAAGTGTGATTGGTGCGTTGTATGCTGGTTTTACCATGTATCAACAGATTGAAGAGATTGCCTCTTTGGATCTAGCATCTTACCAACAACAGATGACAGAAACCAGTCAACAAATAGAAATACAATCAAAGTTGTTACAATCTATTGAAGGGAATCTTCGTGACACCAAGCAGTTGACATACGATATCGAAAAACGAGTCAATGACAAAATTGTTCGGTTCGAAGACAAAATGGACAAGTTTGAGCAACGAACTGAAAATACAAAAGCAGAACTGGAAGATAAAATCCAGAAAGCACTAGACAATCCATTAGCAAACTGAGGGAACAGGAAATGGTCAAAAAGGAAGATGTCGATCTAAACGGCGATGGCATCATCTCAGAAGAGGAGATGCGTATCTATCTTGAAGGCAAACGTCGGGAGATGGAAGATGAAGACGCAAAACGAGATCAGCAGAGAAAAATGGTATGGTTTGCTCTTTTTGGTATGTTGCTTTATCCTCTCTTTGTATTTGGAACTGAGGCATTGGGTTTCTCTAATGCATCTGGAGTGATTGGTGATATGGCACCTACATACTTTATGGCAGTATCTGTCGTTGTTGGTGCATTCTTCGGTGCTGACGCATACGTGAAAGCAGGCAAAAAAGATGAGAAAAAAGACAAAAAATAATATGTTGACAAAAGCACTACTTGGTATTATACTAATGTCTGGTGGTGCTTATGCAAACCCAGAAGGCGTTGAAGTTCCAATGGTACTTCAATGCTTTGACTATGACGGAAAACATGCATTAGAAGAAGGGTTTGGGGAAATACCTTTTGTGCAAGGCAATGGTGACATCAATATGGGCGACAAAAAATCTGCACCTATTGAAATGACCTTACTTGTAAACCCAGACAATGGATCATGGACTCTAATGTATGAATTGGGTGAAAATTTACATTGTGTTGCTGCTGGTGGTGCTGGTACATTACGTCCTGCAGGGATTGAACCTGATGGGGTAGAGATGTGAAACTACAAAAGCGATATAAAAAACTTCTGCTTGCTCTTGTGAAAGGTAAGATGAAGAAAGCAAGAATGCATCGATATAAAATGATTCATAAGCAGGCGCACCATGAACACCTATTGGAAGATTAGAACGTGTATTGCGGATAAACGCAAAGGTTCTATACTAATTCGCATGCGTCCTGAAATGGAATTCTACGAACTTGATAGATGGTGTAGTGGTTATTGGGAACGTAGAACGAAACATGGAACGTTGATAAAAAGATTGTTTCAAAAATAGTTTTGTAGTAGAATAAACCTTTCTAGTAAGGATATTCTATGATGATTGATATGATGACAAAAGAGCGTTTTTCTCTAATGATTGAGCAAATGGTTAGAGAAGGCAACCTAACTTATATGGACGCAATTTGTCATTGGTGTGAAAATAATCAAGTTGAGATTGAAACAGTCGCTAAAATGATTTCCCCAATTATCAAAGAGAAGATGATGGTTGAATGCCAAGAGTTGAATCTTCTTATCACAAAGAGTTCCGCTAAACTACCTATCTAATGAGTGAAACTATGTCAGCATTTAGTGCTTATCAAACGTACCTCGCAATGCAGCAGCACTTTACAAGAAAGACTTATGATTTCTTCAAGTATAATGGAAAAGTCAAAGCAAGTGAGTCTGCATTTCTTGGTCGCAAAGATCGCTACTTCTTCGAGAAGGCAGCAAAAAAGTTCAAACGTGAAGACTTCCGTGACTTCCTATTAGCAAACTACATTGCCTCTGATGATCATTGGATTGGTAATCTTATGTCAGAAGGTAATCTTATCAAGTATAAGAAGTGGAAGAAAAACGTCGACTCTCTCTCATATAACTTCAAAGAAGAACTTGACAAAATGTGGGAGATGGAGGATAATTTTGATATGGCGTTGAAACAAGTTGATGGAAAGCATCCGCTATTATATCGCTTGTATCTTCGTCAAAAGATTAGTTTGGAAACGATGGTCGTTTTAGATGACTTGGTTGGTTACAGTAAGTTATGGTTGAAATATGACGATATGATGCTGAACGACTTTGTTTTCAAACTAAACAAGTACAAACCATTTCTCCACAATGTTGTACTTGTTGACAAAAGTAAGTATAAGAAAATAATCCTTGACATTTATGGATAACTGTATTATACTTATTCTCTATATTATGAATACTGTGGATACGAAAATACTCTAATACAACGCAAATACGAGGTAACAATATGTCTTTTGCATCTCTCAAAAAGTCACGCAGTGACTCTCTCAACCGTCTTGTTCAAGAATCTCAAAAACTCCAATCAGGTGGCGAACAACGCTCTGGTGCTGACGAGCGAATCTGGAAACCAGAAGTCGACAAGTCAGGCAACGGTTTTGCTGTAATTCGTTTCCTTCCTGAACCTAACGGCGAAGATCTTCCTTTCGTTCGTATGTTTGACCATGGTTTCCAAGGTCCAGGTGGTTGGTATATTGAGAACTCTTTGACTACTCTTGGTCAAAAAGACCCAGTTGGTGAATATAATACCACTTTGTGGAATAATGGCACCGATGCTGGTAAAGAGCAAGCACGTAAGCAAAAACGTCGCCTAAAATACTTCTCAAACATTTATGTTGTGAAGGATCCTGCAAACCCTGCTAACGAAGGCAAGGTATTCTTGTTCCAATATGGTAAGAAGATTTGGGATAAACTGAATGAAGCAATGAACCCAGAGTTTGAAGATGAAACTCCAATGAATCCTTTTGATTTCTGGGAAGGTGCTGACTTCAAGTTGAAGATTCGTAATGTTGAAGGTTATCGTAACTATGATAAGTCAGAGTTTGATTCACAATCTCCTCTGCTTGCTGGTGATGATGACGAACTTGAAAAGGTATACAACCAAATGTACTCGCTACAAGAGTTTGTAGATCCTAAGAACTTCAAGTCTTATGACGAGTTGAAAGCAAAACTTGACCGTGTACTCGGTTTAGGTGGTGCTGCCCCAGCAACTCGTGCTGAAGACTATGATGTGGCGGAGAAGGTTGCCGAACCTGCTCCAATGAAAACCGCTGCTGCCCCTAAAGCAGAAGAGGTTTCTTTTGATGATGATGACGACTCCCTGTCGTTCTTTGAGAAACTAGCAGAAGAGGACTAATTCTGCTAATGTTCTGAGGGGTGCTTCGGCACCCCTTTTTTATTTGATGATTGTTACTTTACCTTTGATATCACCAAACACTTCTTTATCTAAATCAATTTCTCCTCTTCTGAAGGATGAAATATATCTTTTGAATCTTGGTGACCAGTCAAATTTTCTAGCAACTTTTGAATAACTTGGAACATCAACATAAAAGGTATTCACAACTTTCCCTTTATATTTGATCTGTGTTGCTATATCGTATTTGCCATAAGAAATTTCTAGATCTTTTTTATCAACAATTGTTTTTTCTTTTGTGTATTCTTTCAGCGTCTTCATTTACATAGATCCGTGAACAAAGTCTGTTAGTTCTGTGTTTCCTAAAGTACCAGAACTTCTGGTTGTCTTTGTGGCAGAAGGAGTTGTAACACCAGTACCACGACCACCACCACCGCCACCTGCAACGGTATTTGTATGAACACTATTATCATTTTGGTTTATGGTAACTTGTGTTGGAGTAGAACCACTTTCTGAAATTGCTTTGGTTACATTTGGGTTTGCTGATGGTGTAACAGGTCTGGTGCTTCTATCAATTTTACCTGATGCTGCAGCACCAACACCAAGAGCATCCATTTTACTTTTTGGTGGAGGTGGTGAAATTGGAACCCCTTTATTATCTGTAGAAATAATAAATTCTTTACCTCTGTGTTGATCAATAGTCATTTCAATCAATCTAGCATCGTAACTGTTTGGATCTAATGCTTCAACAGTATTTGGGAACATTTCTGGAACAACTGGCATATCAGAAACTCTGTCCCATGCCTCATACCCATATTCATTATTACCAGTTACTGCTTGGACAAATTCTCTTTCTCCCATACCTGCTTCTTTGGCAATAGGTCTAGCATTTCTCAACCAATCGTACTCTTTGTTTTCATAATATTGATATCTGAATGCTTCAATTATCTTTTGTTTGTTTGTCACGCTTGCAGGGGTCGGTTGATATTTGCCAGCAAAAAATTGACTTGGATCAATACCTAATCTTTTTAGGGTTGGTTCAATATACTTTTCTTTCTCGCCTTCAGTGAGATGTGTGTTCAACCTTTTTGATAAATCCCCACCACTTTCTCTATTGAAACCTCTGTAGAATTGATTGAATTCGTCTTGTGTTCTAATATTACCGAATGTTCTTTCTAGTTTCTTCTCGTCGGTATCAAAAGGATTTCTTAGCGCATCCCTAGTGTCCTGAATAGTTTTAGACATGTTTGTTGGTGGTGCTGCTTCCCCTGGAGATTGCGTCGGATACCTTTTCTCTGCTTCTGCTCTTGCTGCTTGTCCTGGTTTACCACCTAAAAGATCTTTTGCCCAATTCGGAAGTTTATCATAGAAAGCAGTAATACCACCTAAAAGCGTGGCAAGAATAAGTCCGATTGTTGATGCACCTTCTTTGACTTTTTTCATTTCTGGGAATAGACTTTTGTACCCAAGAAAATCTGACAGCGGACGTTTTGCTTCTCTCTCTTTTTCTAATTCTAAACCTCTACTCAGATCTTCACCAGTTTGTTGTTCTTGTTGTATGTTGAACAAACCTTCAACTGCTTTAGCAATTCTTTCATTTACTCTAATTAGATCTATAAGTGAACCAAAGACATTGGTAAGCGTTGCGTCCATTGTACGCAATTCATCTTCCGCTTTATCCATTTCGTTTGCAATTATTCCACCTGCAACTGCGGTAGCAAGTGATGAGTCTTGTGTATCTACTTGTGGTAATGCCATTTACCTATCCTTGTTGTGCCTTTGCACGTTCTTCTTGTTCTTTCAAGTATTGTTGCAACATAACAACGTAGATATCTCTTTCAAAAGGTATCATATTCTCAATTTCTGCCAAAGAATATTTATGATGTTGCATAAGGGCGAAATTCAACTGATACATATTCGCCAACGAGTCATGTATCATGCTTACATAAAAAAATTATATAAACCCTCAATTGTCATCTCATCTTCTTCACCACATTCTTTACATTTCCACTTGGCAGTGTATGAAAGTTTTGGAGCAGATCTAAAGAATTCATTTATCTTTCTATATTGAGTTTGGTTTAGATTTCCTAACCACTCAATAAGTTCTTCTCTTGTAAAGTCTTCATAAACTTCTTCTTGATCAAACACAACATCAATACAATCTGCAATTACACTTAGAAGATCTTCGTTACCTTTGACTTCATTATCTAAAGACGAAACTGTTGGATAATGCATCTTGATTCCAACCTTATCATCCAACATAATTTTTCCGTCTTTGATTTCACCAATAACTTGAACTTCATTCAAATCAATTTCAATATCGGTTTTGTGATTACAATCACTTTCGCCTGTGTGACCAAGTCTAAATGAAATAACTTCACCAACAGACTTCGCACGAAGCATCAAAAACAAAAATTCAATGTCAAACATTGGAAGTTTGCCAAAATCTATATCTTCATTTACGCAAGAATCTAAGATTTTGTGTATTGCAAGACTAATTTCTTTTTTATCTCTGCCTTCTAATGCCATCAAAAGAATCTTTTCTTCTTTGACAAGGAATGGTCTATATGTTATCTTCTCACCAGTTGATGGAATGATAGACTCATAAGTCGGTACTGATATTGTCGGTAATGCCATGATATAACCTCAAAAAATTATAATATTGAACTAAAAATTTTCTTTCCTAATGGTTGGAAATTTGCTGCAGATCTACCACCGCCTGTTCCAATAGAACCAATTTCAGGAACGGAAAGTGATGCTGAAAGTCCACCTTTACCCAAAGAAAAACCAAAACTCATTCCCTTTTCTGCTTGATCTTGTTTGTAGAATACTGCCTGATAACTGTGGTATGTAAACTGGACTTGCAATCTCATATGAGCATCATCGCTCCAATTTACACCAATACCACCAATAACATATGGATATGCTTCATTTAGAGTGTGAATAGATTTTATCTGACCGTTTGAACTATATTGTCTGATAATTACTGATCCAACATATTGATGATAATATTGTGCGTTAGATCTTGCTTTTGGTGAATTGGTTGTAAATGCTCCAGTTCCAACAATTTGGTCATGCCACTGTTCGAAGTATTCCTTTTCTCTCAAATCTTCAGAAAGCAAGAAAGAAATTGTAATTGGTGTATAGGTTTGACCAGTCGCTACTCTTGAAATTGGAGAGTAGTTATCAAATCTGTGTTCAACAGTTGCGATAGAACGTCCAGGAATTTCTGCTGCTTCAGCACGGTAAATCATTTCTCTTTCGGCACCACCACCTAAACCAGTTGATGCTCTTGATCGCTCATCTCCCTGAGGTGAATCATCTTTGTCTAGTAATCTTTGTCTTGGTCCAGTTACCTGAACTTCAAAGTGACCAGAGTGGGCAACACCAGACTTCGATAATGAAGAAAGCATATTCTGAGCATTGAAACCTTGTTTCTCACCAGAAGCACCATGCCCCAAAAATTTGCCAATAGCACTATCAACAAATCCTTGTGCTGCACCTTGAACGATACCTTTTAGTAGTGACATTAGATTGCCATCCTTGAATCAGCGTAAACTTTATCAGAACTTGCTTTTGCAAAGTTCTGAGTTGGTAACATCAAAGCAATATCCCATTCGTCTGCATTTATCTTCAAAAATTGAGACTTTACATGACTTGCAAGGTAGTGCTTGAAAGTTGGTTTGAAATACTTGAACTTTGCTGCACCTTTCATAACATCATACGATAAGCGAAGTTTTGTATTTGTATCATATCTTTTATCTGATGAAATGGTATACAACTTATCCATCAAAACTGCACGCATTGTTGGTGGAAGGTAATGGAGATTGATTCCATAAAAACCACCTGGAGCACCATCAACCATAAAGATCAATGGAAACTTATCATAATATGGTAATGTCTTTTTGCCTTTTGGATCATAGATAAAATGATACATTGATCCAATTTCAGGAGCAGATACCTTTCTACCTTCACGCATCATACGTGAACGACCAGCAGCAAAATCCCTTGCGGTATCTCTAAACCACTGACGTGCCTTGGCAGTTTGTCCAGGAGTATAACCCTTTGACGCACCATCTGCTATAATTTGACTGAATATTGACATGATACTATTTAGGACGATTTGCGAATAAATGGTTTTCAGTTATAACTTGAAACTTCCATTTTCTATCTTTACAGTATTCTTCTGCTGCTTTCCACTTCGCTTGATTGACTCCCCAAGTCTTCACCTCATTCAAATATTTCTTTGTCACACGAGATTTCTTTTCAGGTGGACGTGACTGACTTGCAGGTTTGACTTCAATCATAACAACTTCGCCGTTGGTAGTCTTGATTATGAAGTCTGGGAAGTATCGATGTCTTTTGCCGTCTATTGGAGAGCGATAAGGTATTGCCATTTCTTCGGATGCCCACCAGACAATATCTGGATTCTTATCCAAATATGCCATCATCTGAAGTTCCCAACTGGAGCGATAGGTTATGTTATTTGGGTCACCTTTATACTTCTTGGGATTCTTCGGTTTGTATTTTCCTTTGTAAGACTTGAACATACCATTATAAATAGACTGAAACAACTCTTATTTAGGGAAACCTCATGGCAATAGGCGACATCATCGGCGGTCTTAGCGCACAACATGGAAATGCAACCAGCGGAATCGGACTTAGTTTCGGTAAGGGTGGTTTTTCATTATCTGGTAACTTCAATCAAAGAAAACAAAAGGCGATGAATGCCTCAAGAACTGATTCAAGCATGAAAAAGTTATATGAGATTGAACCAGTTGCTGGAGCAACATTAGTATTCCCAGAAGATATAGATGAAGAGCATTACATCAGATTTGATGTTGTCGATAGAGTAAAAGTCAAATCTATGGGTAGCACCAGCACCAATGTAAAGAAAAGTATTATCCTTCCAGTTCCAACTCAGTTGAATCCACAATACACCGCAAAGTATAATGACCAAGCAATGGGTTTAGCAGGTGCTTTTAGTTCTGGTCAGATTGGTCCAGGAGATGTTGTAAATGCAGTAAATCTTGGAGAAGCAATGGTGAAGCAAAAGTTCAATGACTTCACCAACTTCTTTGATCAAGATAAAAGAGCATCAATGAATGAAGAAACCAGAAAACAAATTGAAAATATTGGTGCAGCAGTATTCACGGTTGGTGCAGCAGGAACAATCGGTAAACTTGCTGGTGGTAATATTGGCGCAATTATTGGTACTGCTGTTGGTGGTGTTGGGACTGCTTTCCAAGGTGCAATGAGTACTGCTGGTTTTGCTATAAATCCCCATATGGCAGTATTATTTGATGGTGTTGGTTTCAGATCATTTACATTCAATTATCGCTTTATCCCAAGAAATCCAAATGAGGCGAATGCTTTGAAAGAAATGATTCGTGTTATGCAAGAAGCAATGTATCCATCATTACCTAAAGATAATAGATTCCTATTCAGTTATCCTGATGAGTTTATGATTTCTCTTGCGCCAAAACTTCAAGAAACCACATTCAAGTTCAAGAGAAGCGTTTTGAAAGATATGAATGTGAATTATAATGGTGATGGTGTTCCACGTTTCTATGACGATGGCAACCCAGTTGTTGTTGATATTTCTCTGACCTTTCAAGAAGTAGAAATTTTGACCAAAGAAGATTTTGCAGAACAACTCAAAAAGATTGATTATGTTCCAGATCCACCAGGAAGTGAAGAAGCAGAAATGGAAGCATTCTTGGCAGATAATCCCAACTATTATGATCAAACACCATAAGGTAGATATAGATGTCAAATTATTTTTCATACTTTCCAAAAATCCAACAAGACCTTACTGATATTGGTCAAACAATATTAGTTACAAATATTCTTCGCAGATTCAAAGTAAAAAGTTCAGTAAAAGATCAATTGGGTGTGTATTATAATTACAATGTCCAAGCAGGCGAACGTCCAGATACAATTGCTGAAAGGTATTATGGTGACTCTGCTTATGCTTGGGTTGTTTTGCTATATAATGATATAACCGACCCTATTTTTGGTTGGGCACTATTCAATAAAGACTTAGAAGATTACATCAAAGGTAAGTATGGTTCTATTGCTGCTGCGCAATCAACAGTGCATGAATATCGAAGAATCCTAAACACCAAACAAACAAAAGTTGATGGTTCTATCATCAACGAGAGATATGTTGTTGTTGATAAAGACACATATGATACTTTGGGTGGAGTTGATAAAGTTTCTGTTTCTAAATGGGATTGGGAACTTGAACAAAATGAGAAAAAGAGAAGAATCAAGATTCTACATGAAAAGTATTTGAATACAATTGTTGGCGAAGCGGAAGATATTCTTAGGAATGGTGTATGAGCGAATCAACGGTTCAAGGATATCGCCATCCAGGTGATGTTGAGATTATTGATGTCAATTTTATTACCTCTAATGGTAATGTTATTGACATCTCAGGTTTGACAACTGCAATAAACATTTACCAAAATATATTTCGTCATTATCTTGAATGTGATCTTGTATTCTTTGACTCATCTAAATTTCTGCACAACCTTCCTTATTATCCAGATGGAAACTTTACTGGTGGTTTTCAAGGAACAGAAATTCTTGTTGTCAGTTATAGAAACAGATCTAAAGGTGCACCAGAACCAGAAAAAATTTATACACACACATTTAGATTGTATGCTGTAAGAGATAGACAAGGTGCAAACAATTCTGAAGTTTATATGTTTAGTGGTGTGAGTGAAGAAGCATATCAAACACAAGCATCAAGAGTTTCATCATCTTTTGGTGGCACTGGTGGTTCTACAACCAAAAATATGATTGAATCTTTACATAAAAGATATTTCAAATCAGCAGAAGTGTTGCAAATCTACAGACAACTTAGAAGCATCACCCATAATAGAATCAATAAACAATTGAATACTATGGAAACATTAGGTTTGCATAAATTTATTATTCCAAACTTGACTGTTGATGACACTATTAGATTCTTAGTTCGTGAATCTGATTGTGCTACTAGAATTCCATATTTTGTATTTTATGAAGACTCAGAGAATTTCAATTTCTATAATGTGAACAATTTGACAAAAGAAGACCCTGTAGATGAATACTCATATACGAATAAAAACGTCACCAAAGTTGATAGCGATAATGTAGATGTTCCTGATGAAAAGAGTATTATATCATATAAACAAATTAGACAGTTTGACTTATTAGATAATTTGAATAATGGATTGTATGTCTCAAAAACTATAAAACTTGACACGTTGAAAAAGAACATGAATCAAGTTACATATGATTATGCAAAATATGCATCAAAGTTCAATAAATTGCAAAATAAATTTGTTCAGGGTGTTGCTGCTGGAAAGGAACCAATTGTCAGCATGATGACAACCAGAAATGGTCATGATTTAGATCCACTCTTTGCAAGTGAAAGTCCAAAAGTAAAAAGGATTGAAAATACCAAAGATATAAAAAATTCTTTCAGAACAGCAATATTCAACACACCTATTGAAGTGGCGATTCCAATGAATCCGCATTTGAAGGTAGGTCAAACTATAAAGTTCAATTTTCCAATTGATACTGCTGACCAGAAAGATTTGGAAACGCATGATAAATACCTTACTGGAAAATATTTGATTACTAAAGTCACACAACAATTTTCAAAAACAGAAATGATAACTGTGCTAGAATGCACTAAAGACGGAGGAATAGCATAATGCCATTACCAAATTCGAAAAGACAATTTTTACAAGAAGTTATTGAACCAGAAGTTCAGACTCCAGTAGAACCAGAACTTTTGCAAGAGATTGTAGAAGAAGCACCTGTTGAAGAAGATAAACCTGCAGCAAAGAAACGTTCAGCACCAAGAGTTGGTAGTCGTATCCAAAAAGCAGTAAAAAGAGCAAAAACTACAATTCAATCAAGAAAATAATTTATGCGTGAGTTTATAGGCAGAGACGGATTCACATGGTTCGTTGGTGTAGTTGAAGATAGAGATGACCCAGTACAACTGGGTCGTTTGCGTGTTCGTGCATTTGGTTTTCACACTGATGATAAAAGTGCAATAAAAACTGAAGACTTGCCATGGGCACAAGTTATGAATGGTGTCCAATCTGCTTCTGTCAATGGACTTGGTTTCTCTCCAACTGGTATTGTTGAGGGGTCGTGGGTTATTGGTTTCTTCATGGACGGCGAACGTGCACAAGAACCAGTTGTTATGGGAACACTTCCAGGAATTCCGTCAGAACTTTCAGATCCAAATGTTGGGTTCAATGATCCAACAGGAACATATCCAAAAGGTATTGATGATTCTGATGTAAATCGTGCAGCACGTGAAGACACTTGCGAAGAACACTTTTCAAGAGTAAGTAAAAATGCAGGCAGAGTGAACGATAACGGTTCACCCATACTTTATCCAACAGCAACACCACCAAAATTATCTACTGTAGCACCTGATAAGGCAGATGCATACTACACCAAAAAGTTTTGGCAAGAAAAACCTGCAGCAGATGGAATTGATTCTTGGTATCCTCTAAACCATGTAAGAGAAACTGAATCTGGGCACTTAGAAGAATTTGATGACACTCCAGGTGGAACTCGATACCATCGTTTTCACCCAACTGGTACATATGAAGAAATTATCAATGATGGAACAAGAACAGTAAAGATTATCGGTGATGATAATGAAATAGTCATCAAAGGCAAGAACATGTACATTGGTGGCGACTGGAACGTTACTGTTGAGGGAACAAAACGTGAATTGATCAAAGGTAACTATCACTTAGAAGTTGAGGGTGAAACAACCTTTGATTTGAAGAGTTCTTGGCAAACTAAAGTTGGTCACAACCATGAAACAGAGATTGGTAAACATAGAGCAACTAATATTACTGGTGATGATTTATTGAGTCTTGCTACTGGCGATTCTATCACCAACATCAACAGCAAGAATATGATCATCAATGTCAAGAAAGATTATATGCTTACCACACAAGACGATATCTTTATGACATCGTCTACTGATACTAATATTCTGGCAAAGGGTAACTTCAAGTTGGTCAACTTTGGAACAAACACTGTAACATCTCAAGGTGTTATGCGTATTGATGGTTCACAAGTTTGGGTCAATGATAGTCATGCGAATTCTGCTCCTGGAGCAGCACGTTTTGGTGACACTACTCGTGATGATGATGATGAATCAAGCGGTAACGATGATGGTGTTATCACCAGTAATTCTGCCACAGTATTCATTGGAGGTTGATAATGGGTAAGTGTACAGCGAATAATGCTCAAATAACTCAAATGACTGATGCGATGTCAGATTTGAAATCGCTTATGTCTCGTGGTCCAACTCAACTTGCTGGTATGCAAGAAGCACAAGATAAAATCAAAGAAGGTTTTGATATTCTTGCAGGTAAGAATACTGGTCCAATAACTTTACAATACTGTGAAAACTATGATGAGACTCTGCTTGATGATTATGATCCAGTAGAAAGTACAGTAAATCCGCCAGCATCAGAAGCAGCATGTATTGCAGCAGGTGGTACTTGGGTTGAGAAGGAAGTTGAAAACTTCAATCTGCATGACGAGTTGAATAACTTGAATAGTGCAACCAGTGGT